CAATCACATTCAGCGATTAAACGATTGCGTTCTGCACGAACTGATTTAGCTTGTTCAGCATCTTTTGCGGCAATGCCGTCTGCATCTAAATCGCTAACAGAATAATTGGTAAACCATTTGTCACCTATCTGTGCAACACCATCTCTAAACGCTATTTGGTAGCGTGTAGGCTGTGCTTGTGGGCCTTCTAATACTACATCCGCACCCAAGTCATTTAAAACGGTTTCAGTAAGTAGCGGCAATGATGTATTTGGGAATAATGCACGAAACTCGCTTTCATACATTACCTGTCCTGATTCTCTAATTCTAATTTCCATGATTATTCCTTATGCAATTGCAAGATAAATATACGAGCCGCCACTAGCATTGACTGAAGCATCTGTTGTTACTATTTGGAAGCCTGTTGATACGGTGTAAACCCAGTTAGCATTTGTTTCTGCACTTATTAAATTTAACGCCAATCTAGGGTCTGTGCCTGCAACCATACCACGGGCAGTATCCCAAACAAACCAATCGCCAGTAGAGTCTGTGCGTTTAATCATCACAAACCTAGCCCCTGAAGCAAGTCCAGCATTAATAGTTTGAGTAGCGCCTGTGCCTGTATATGAACCTACTTTAGATACACCAGCGCAGGTTGCAAATAGGTATGCTACATAAGTACCACCAGAGGCATTTACACCTGATTCAGTATTTACTGTAAAATTAGTTGATGTTGGAGATGTGTTATTCCATGCTGCATTACTAGCAGTAGCTGCAATAGTCATGTCAAGAAGCATTACTTTTGTATTTCCAATTGTTGCATTATATACCCACCAACTATCTGCAACATTCCTACGTTTCACAATCATCAATTCAGGCGCAACAGTTAGATTGTGATTTACTGTCCTAGCAACACCTGTTCCTGTATAGCACACTACATCAAAGAAATTTGGTGCGCGTTGGAAGGCATAGTTTAGTCTAGTATTTGTTGAAAAAAGCCCAGAATCAACACCTATGGTCGTATTTGAATCAAAATTAAAATATGATGCATAATTATTTTCTGCGCCTGTGTTATCAAATTTTGATGTTTGTGTAGTCAGTCTTGGTGTTGTAAACCAACTATCAAGCGCTGTTGTTCTTTTTACAACATAGAAATCAACAGGAAATCCTGTTGTCATTGTGACTGCATCAGTTGAAGTAACTTCAACGTCAAACACACTCGTACCAGTAGTAGGTGTTTTCATTGGTCTGCGGATAGCGATGTAGATGTATGTATCGCCAGATTTATTCGTAAGACCACCAGTAGTTTTGCCAACAGTAAAACCTGTGGGAGTTATTGCGATAGCGTTTTCACCAGCTTCTGGGCTTGGTGTACTTGGAACTAAATATAGGCTGTCAGCACCAGTTGCTGTTGCATTTCCCAACCATCCTCGCATAGTGTCGTAAATCTGCCAGTTTGTATCTGTCTGGCCTGATGGGTAACTAGAACTTTTCCATAAAATCCATTGAGGCTCATAACCTAATGTAATGGCTCTGTTTGATGTGTTATCCCCTGTATATGACCCACAGCTAATCACATTGTCCGTACCAGTAAGGCCAAAGCCTCCTGCGTCGTGGGCGAATAGATAGGCTACGTAGGTTCCGCCAGAAACATTTACAGCAGCATTGCTAGAGACAGAAAAGTTTGTGGTTGTTGGGGTTGCATTAAACAAGTCACCGACATTAACTGCGGCTGTACTATTTAAAATTAAATAATTGTTTGCGCCTGTTGATCTATGATATACAACCCAGTTTGCAGCCGTATCTGTTCTTTTTACAAAAATACATCCGGGCACAGAGCCAAGGTTATGAGAAATTAAGCGCGGATCAACACTATTCCCCGTCCAAGTTACAATATCAAAAAACTTAGGTTGTTTGCGGAATGTCCAAGAGGCGTAGGTAGCGGAGTTATTGTTGATTGCCGGAGAAGTCCCCGCAGTAAATCCGTTTGAATTAAACGATGTAAGAGAATTGGCGGCAGTTGTTGAGGCTTCCGTTGTGTTTGAATTTAATTCTTTTTCGACGCCTCTTTGGGTATCAAATAAAAAATGATCGTTTGCTCCACTTCTAAGTTTTGCCCAAACCAACCCACCCTTGCCCGCTAAATCAATCCCGTTGGTGATGGTCTGTGTAGAGCTGTTACCTGTATAAAGGTAAGTAGAGAATACATCCTCAATATAGGTAGCTGGACTACTAGCACCAGCCGCACCCATTACTATGTCATTAACTGCCATTATTTAATATCCTTAGCTAAAACTAACCCTGACCAAGTTGTGCCACCATCATAAGTAAAGAAACCCAATACATCCCTACCACTAGCAGTTAATGTAGGCGCAGTACCAGCCGCCCATTTCATTCCTGACCACCAAGTAATAGCAGCAGAACCGCCATTAGTTAAGTTAAGAATTAATGTTGATACAGAACCGCTTGATGCTGTATTGCTTACAGTAAATGTTGTTGCACCTGATAATGTATGAGTAAAGTAGTTTGCATTAGCAAGGTTAAAGTTATTTGAACTTGATGCTGTGTTAGTTTCTTTAAAACCAGTTAATGTTTTATTAGTTAAAGTCTGTGTGCCAGTTAAAGTTACATCACCTGTTGTTATATCGCCACTACCAAGAATAGATGTACTATTGATAGTTTTAATGTTAGTACCTGAAACTAACGTCGCTTGAACTGCAACATCGCCACTACCTAGCAAACTTGTGCTATTGATAGTCTTGATGTTTGTGCCTGACGTTAAAGTATCTTGTTTAGTTGCTGGAGTAATAGCAGCCCATGATGTTAAGTCTGCATCATAAGCCTGTACGCTAACACCAATATCAGCAGTCGTTAAAAATCCTGATGATGGAACGTATGTTACTACCCAAGCTGAACCTGTGTATGCTTTCATTACATTAGAAACTGTGTTCCAATATAAAGCACCAGTTAGTAAAGCATTACCATCATTATCTAATGTCGGGTCTGAAGACTTAGCACCTAGATAACGGTCATCAAATGAATCGTAAGAAGCAGCCGCAGCAGTCGCACTAGCAGTAGCACTTGAGGCAGATGTAGCAGCATTATTCTCGCTTACTAACGCAGCAGCAGCACTTGTAGCAGCACTTGTTGCACTACCTAATATGCCATCAACGTAAGTCTTTGTTGCTGCATCTTGGGCATTTGTTGGGTCACCTAATCCTGTTACTTTGTTGGTGGCCATTGCTATTGCACCAGACATTGTACCACCAGTATTGTTTAATTTGCCTGATAGCGATGTGTCAATTTCTGTTTTGGTGTATGCGTCTGTAATGCCAAATCCAGAGATTGTAGTAGGATTAGTACCTGCTGTAGCACGACCAAAGGCATCCACAGTAACTGATTTGTATGTGCCTGCTGTAACACCAGTAGTAGCCAAGTCAATCTCGTCTGCACCTACAACAATACGGCTTGATGATGCTGTGTTGACGTTTATTGTGTTGCCAGTTTTGCTTAAACCTGTACCTGCTGTGATTTGACCAGCACCGGAGAATTGCACCCAAGTTACTGCTGTAACACCTAGCGTGCCACCTGCATTAGATGTACAAGTCCAACCGCTATCAGCGTTAGCTGTACCACCTTCTACAAATACAAAGGCAGATACTAACTCATCCCATGTGTTTGCGTCTGATGACCTATCCCATGTTGATGCGGCTGCTACATATATACCGTTTTCTGCTGGTGCAGTTTGGTCTTTAACTAGAACCCTGTCACCTGCAATAACAGATACGCCATCAATAGTTTGTGTGCCTGATAATGTAATATTTGCAGTAGTTGCTGCGACTGCTGAGGCTTTAGCATCCAAACCTTGAACAGCATTGTCTACATAGTTTTTAGTTGCAGCGTCTTGTGCGCTTGTTGGCTCACCAAGGCCTGTAATCTTGCTTGTACCCATCGCAATAGCACCGGACATAGTGCCACCAGCAAGGTTAAGTTTTAATGCGTCATTGGTGTCTACATAACTTTTAGTTGCTGCGTCAGAAGGATTAACTGGAGTAGCTAAACCTGTAATAGTGCCTACCGTGCCAGATGACATATCTAACGTGCCATCAATCGTTACGTTATTGAATGTTGATGTGCCAGATACTGCTGTAACGTTACCCGTTACATTGCCAGTTAAGTTACCTGTAACATTACCAGTTACATTGCCTGTGACTGCGCCTGTTACGTTACCTGTAAGGTTACCCGTTACATTACCTGTTAAGCCGCCTACAAAGCCTGTTGTGGCTGTGATAGTTGTGCCTCGTACAGTTTGTGCTGTGGTATTACCGATGACTGTGTTATTAACAACACCACCACCTACCGTAGCATTAGTGCCTAGGTTAGCAGTAGATGTCATGGTGACAGCACCGTTAAATGTAGCTGCCCCGTTATATGTGTGCGCCCCAGTTGTTGTAGTCGTGCCAGCAACAGTTAAGTTACCGCCTACAGTAAAGTCGCTGCCATCTGACCCGTCTTGCTGATTCTTTAATTGTGACATCAACTCACGGAAGGAGTTATTCACGTTTGAAGGTAGCATACCCTCGCCAATGTTTATACCATCAATATCGGTATTATTAGCTGGGGTAGAACTAAACTCGCTTATCTTGGTTTTTGCCATAATTATTCCTCGTTATTATACTGTCCGCCTAATAGACCCATGTAAGGCACGTATGGATTTACTAGTTTGTTGTATTTTGGTTTGACATATCTTTGTTGAAATGGAGAAGATTCCATTAAATATCTGCTTCCAACACGAGCAGCAGGAAATGCGCTTGTTAAAGGAACTCCAGTTAAAGCATCAATACCAAGTCCAACTCCTGATGCAAAAACATCTGGCAATGTAAACGCAGTTGGTTCGTATGGTATAGGTTTATTTACACGAGGAAACTCTTTGGCAAATTTTCCTGCTAAAGCTAATTCACCTGTTACTGGTGCGCCTTTATCAATAGCTTTACCAATTTTACGATAATCAATTAAATTCTCACCTAATGTTGCTTTTTCTACTGTATATACTTTTGCTATGTTACGTCTTGCTTCATTTAATGCTTTTAATAAATCTGGTTGATTGGCTGATTTTGCTAACGAATCAAGTTGTTTTTCTAATTGAATAACAAGTTTATCAGACGATTGGGCTTGTTTACGCAATGCAGTAGGATTTTCTGCTGTACCTGAATTATAAGATTTCCATGCTGCACGAGAATCATCTCTAGCCATTTTTAATTCATCTACAAGTTGTGCGCCATTTTTTATAACTGGAGTAGTTGATGTTTTACCAGTTGCTAATGATTTAGTTGATGTAGTGCCAATTTGACCTTCTGGAAGTTGTGAGGCTAATTTGTATGGTTCACTATAAGCATCTCTTAATGCAGAAAATGTATCATCATTTAATGGTGCAGATTCAGGTAATCCTAAATACTTACGTGTTAAATTATTAGCAGTATTTTGATTTTTAGAACTAGCTAATTCTTCAGATTTAAATTTACCAGACAATGTTTCCAAAGTCTTAGGAACTTTACCTGCACCTACATCACTAGGCAAAGCAATATATCCAGCTTTTTGTGCAGTATTTAATAATTTATCTTTGTTGATGTTTTGTAATTGTTCTTTTGATAATCCAATAGATTTTGGAGCAACTAAAGCGCCACCAGCAAAACCACCACCTAATCCAGCAAGCATTTGTGCTACTTCACCCCCACCTGCTTCTCTAGTCAAGCCACTAGCACCGCCAGCACCAACAGACCCAGAAAGTTGTGTAAGAGCATTATCAGATAAAGATGTGGCAACATTACGGCCAATGTTACTTGTTGGAGTTAATCCACCTGCTAACCTCATCATTCCACCAGTACCAGACACAGCACGACTTACATCACCAACAACTCGTTCCGTTCCAGTTTCTGGTTGTGGTAAACCTAATACATCAGCAATAGAGCCGCCTAATGAAACAGGTTGTAATTGTCTATCTTTTGGCATAGCAAGATTAATTGCTCCACGAATAGGCGCTTGTGCTAAATCAACAATAGAACCAAGTCCTTCTAATCCATAACGACCAGTTAAACCTAACTGACGTTTAAATTCTTCACCAGTTGTTCTAGCTGGAGGCAATGATTTAATCTCATTAGCAAATACCTGCGCTGCCTCAGTATCTCCAGCCTCATGAGCAGCAACTAAAGCGTCTTCTAGTTGTTTCCTTGTGGCCATTAGTCTGTTACTCCATATTGGTTCAAGATATCTTTTTTGCTTCTAGTTGTTGCTGGTGTTTTTGTTGATGATTTTGCTGGTGTTTTTACGCCATCTAATTTAACACCAAACATAGACTCTAAATTGTCTAATGCTTGTAAGTTAGCTTGTATGTCTATTGTTGGGTCTGTAGCAGAACGTAAGTACATTTGTAACTCTGCATTTGAGTCCATTTGTTTAGCACTCATGCCAGTTGCATTTTTAATTGCTTGCAATAGTAATGGTCGTTGTTGTGCAATAGAGTTTCGTATTGATTGATTAGATGTACCAACAGCACCGCCAATAGTTTGACCTACGCCAGTTGTACCTAAATAAGCACCAATGTTTTCATAATATGGCTTATTAACATCAACAATGCCGCCAGATGCTTGTAATTGACGATACTTATCACGTAGCGAACCAACAACAGTATCTAATTGTTCTGCACCTTTAGATTTTTCATTTACTTTTGCATTTTGTTTTTCATTATACATATCTTGACGTAACGCCAAACCTTGTTGAGCAATACCTCGTAATGCTGCTTGGTTTTGACCTTGCATAGCAATAGCATCAGCACGTAATTGATTAGTTGCCTCTTGTGCAGCTTTCTTATCTGCGGCTGACTCAATACGGGCAACATACTTCTCATCCATGTTGGCCAATGTTTCCAGAGTTTTATTTATTTTCTCTGGGTCTGTCATCATGTTATTTTGGAATGATGTAGAGTATTGTTGAGCCAATTTTTTAACTGCTGGAGATTGTGCGCCAGATGACCACATTTCAAATGGATTTGGTTGGTTAGTTGCCTCTTGTACCATACCTGCTGCACGTAACTTAGGCACAAGTTCTGCTTGAGTAGTTAAAGCAGTCAATGGGTTATCAGACAATGCAGCCATTTTGCCTAATACTGAGGTATCAACAAATTGTCTTTCTGGTGCTATTTGTTCACGAGTAACTTGACCAGGTTGATATTGTGTTGCAAAGTTTGGTGCTTGTGCATCAGGTGCTGCTTGAACTGGCACATTCATGCCAGGTTGTTGTACTTCAGCATATTGAGCAGGTGTTGTCTTATAAAGAGTTTTAGCAAGTCCACGCATTTGAATATCACGGTCACGGGCTTGTTTTGCTGCTGCAAGTTTTTGCGCTGTCATTATATTTTCAACACCGCCTTGTACGCCTTGTTGATAGCCTTGCATACCTGCCATACCAGACTTGCCTAATATTTCGCCAATGCCTACTGGAGTTTGTGAGTAACCGCCTTGTGCTAATGCAGATAGGCCAAACTGCAACATAGCATTACGCTGTGCATTTGCTTTAAGTTTTTGTAATTGGTCATCATCAAGCAAGCCTGATAGATAGTCTGGAGTATTGCCACCGCTAAAGAAATCTGAAATTGCCATACTTAACTCCTAACCTAAAAGACCAGCAATAGTACCGGCAGCACCGATAAGATTAGCATAAGGATTTTTATATACTTGTGAAGTAGTTTGTGACCCTTGTGGCGCACCAGTAACGTAACCCATGTATGTATTTAATGCGTTTTGTGGTGCATTTTGTGTTGCGTTCCAGCGATTTAACGCATCTTGTACTGCTAGTTGTGAGTAACCTTCGTAACCTTGACCAGCCTGTGCTAGTTGATTGATGTCGTAGTAATCTTGTTGTGCTAATGATGGTGCATTTTGTGCTGCTTGTTGTTGCATACTGCGTTCTGCGCCATAGTTTTGATAAGCTAGATTACCAGCAGTATTTGTTAAAGCGTTAGCAAGTGTTTGACCTGCGCCACCTAATGCTGTGTTCATTGCGCCAGAACCTAAACGACCTGCGCGAGAGGCGTTAGATAAGGCTGAGTTAACATTAGCATTATACGCGTTTGTAGCCTGTTCTGCTGCACCTTTAAATGCACCGCCAAAGAATGGGTTGCCAGCTAGGTAATCACCGCTAATTGTATTTAATTGTTGTTGTTGTGCTGTAGGATTAAGCATATTACCTTGCATAGCACGATTACGTTGCGCTAACAAAGCAGCTTGTGTTGGGTCTGATGCGCCTACATAAGTTTGACCAGGATAATACGCTGGATTAATTAAGTTGCCTTGTGCATCAACTGCTGTCTGCTGATTATATAAACTCGTAGCATTATTTAGCCCTTGCTTGACAAAAGGCTGTAGCATTGGGTCAATTGACTGTACTTGTGTGACGTTTTGTGGTTTTGAACTCATAATCTTAATCCTCTAATCTTAATTCCCATTGTCTAGGTGTAAATCCTAATTTTCTTGCTAGTTTATCCCATCCAAGACGATGAGAACCAAATGTAATACTCTTTGCGTTTCCCTGCTTGGCTATACCTTTAATAATATCAAAGCACTCCGCTACTACTTCATAACTTTGCGGCTCTTTGCCCCATACTGCCCAAACAAACAAATTATCACCTTCTGGTGTTAGCACAGTAAAACCTGCTGGCTTTTCCCCATCTAGGAATACCCATAGCATTGATTTCTGAAGCCATAGAGCCACAAAAACTTCTTCTTGGATATAATCCTCAGGCGATTTATTTAAAACAGCCTGTAAGCCTTCTTTTGCAAATGTCCACCATTCTCTTAACTCACTTGGCGGTATAAATTTAGCTTCCATTAGCCCACTATAATATATTTATAAGTTAACCCTGCCGTTGTGTTGGCTGGGTGTGAAATTACTGCACTACCTCTAGTTTGACTACTTATGTATGGTGATGTAAATATATTGCTTGTATAGCCATCTACTGATACATATTGCATGGTTACTATTGCACTTGGAGTAGTTGGTCGTGTTGGACTAGTTTGCGCTGGTTTAGCGTCAATAGTTACTAACACATTAGACGGCCTCCACATAACTTCCACATAATCATTTTTAGCCAATTCTACAAAGAAGTTCATGGCAGCAATAACATGGTATGGGTCAGTTGCGTTCTTCCTTGGTGCTAGACCAAATAAACTGTTAGACTTAGGTATGTCTGTGCCGTTAACTCTAAACCAAATGTCTACGTCTTGCGTAGCATTGTCTATGTTAGATAACTGTATGCTAAATTGTAAATTGTATAAGCCTGAATAACCTGCTGTTATTCTTGACCCACTAACTAATCGTACACCATTCTCATAGTCAATAGTATCAAACGTAATTGGATAAGCAGTTGTTGTGTTAGCTGCTACTTGGTCTACGCTATCTTGCCATGCACCATAAGGCAATGGCATTGATGATGATGATGCGCTATTAGCTTCTAAGATAATGACAGAATCGTAGCCAATGCGTTCGTTATAGATAGTAGTTAATGTTGCACCACCTGTAGCTAACGTAACAGAACCTGTGTTATTGGTCTTGCCATCCATTATACCACGGACAACTTCGGCAACTTGCCGTTGGTCTGCACCGCCTTGTGGTAATGTGACAAATTGAACCATTATCTATTGCCTTGTGTTGCTGCTTCTATGTCCATGCCTACTGCTGCTGTCCAATCGCCTGTAGGTAATAGCTTAATACGATGAAACCTACCTGCCGAACGAACTGGACAACGACCATCAGCATTTTGTACGCTTGTTGCGCTATAATTGATGTCATCGTTAAGACTTCTGCGTGATGCTATCTGTGCGTTGCATGAACCTTGGTCTACTATTGGCTTAATTACGCCAACCATAGAGTTTTGTGATAACTCAATGTCACCTGTAGCGATTTCAGCACCAGTATTGCCGCCAGTAAAGGTAATTATACTATTACCGCGTATACCAGCCAATGTAGCTTTACCACCAACCCAAACGCGTGAGTCAAATGATGTTGTAATGCTGTCTACTGTACCAAATACGTCTAATGCGTCTAGCGTCAATGCAGGTGTTGTGGCTGTTGATAGGTAATCTGCGTCAGTAATAGCGTAAGACCAGCGTTTTACTTGCCAATTGTATATCAATAATGAACTATTTTGATTGTTATCACGGTATTCCCATATTACTAGTTTGCGTAATGGGTCAATAGTTGCACTCATTTGAGATAAAGCTGCTTGGTCTGCGTCATCTAAGAAGAATCGGTCTACTTTTTCAGCACCAATTGGTTCTAATGCTTGCCCATTGCATGAATAAAAGCCGTTATCAGACAAGAAGAATGTTGTACTGCCATATTGTGCTACAGACCCAGGTTCAATACAACCTAAACCGCGCGAAATAATGTCAAACTGGAAGAAGTATGGTGAACCTGAGTAGGTCATACGCGCAATAGCACGTTCCATCAATACTAGACCAAACTCACCACCAGTTAAGCCGGTAATGTTGCCACCGTCTGACATCTCTTGATAATCTGATTGGCTTG